GTTGAGATTCGACCTGACAGCCGCCCCTGTGCCGTTGGCTATGACGTAATCGTGCTGAGCCACGAATCAGGCGTCCTCTAATACAAGAAGTTTAGCCTTGCCGTCCATATCCGGTTGCACTCCAGGTAAAGCTGCGGGTGATTGGGTTGGCGCTGGAGTCGTAAAAACTGATCGTGAAGCCGGTGCCCGTCACCGAATTGATCTGGAAGTAATCGCCCGCCTGCATGTTCTGCGCCGTGATGCCCACGCTTGGCAAGTAGGCGTTCAATCCCCCGATGCTGGCCGTACCAGTGAAGAACGGATAGGGGAAGGTGACTGCCGTGCTGGTGGTGCCGCTGACGGCAGCGGTGCTCTGCTCGGTCCGGCGCTGGACGGTGGCGAGGTAGCCCAGCTCATCCACGAGGATGTTTTCGGCAACGTCGTTGCTGGTCAGCGTGGTGCGGAACTGGAAGCCACGGCCGCGGAAAGTGCCGTTGACGAACGGCTGCCATGCGCCCCAAGTCGGAGTGCCGCTGGGGTTGTCGGTGGTGCTGCGGAGTTCAAGGATGGCGTTCACCTCGTCGATCACGCCGCCATCCCAGTCGCTCCAGGTGTCCACGTCGCCTAAGCGGCTGTCGATGAGGTCGCTGGGGAAGTAACCACGGGTGACGAAGTAGCGGCTGAAGTCGATGGAGAAGGTGTTGCCGAAATCGACCGTGGTGGCGAAGTCGTAGGTGCCGGAAGATTGCACCTCACCCATCACGTCGAAAGTGGGCAGCAGATCCACGTCCACCACGTCATCCAACAAGTCCGAGCCATCCAGCGTCAGGGCGTCAAACTCATCGCTGTAGAAGGTGTTGGTGCGTGTGCCTTGGAATGGTGGCACGTCTTGATCTTCGCGCCGGTTAATCAGCGTGAGGGGTGCCAGCGTGTCGGGCAGGTCGATGATGATGCTGGTTTCGCTGGCGCTTTGGCGGCCACCGTCGTCCTCAAATTTGACCAGCACCTCGCCTTCCACTAGCGGGATGATGGCCTCGGTGGCGCTGCCGGATTTAGCCGGAATCAGGTCAACGCTGTTGCTCCAGCTGGCTGAGCCGTCGGTCAGATTGCTGTGGCGGATGTGGATCTTGCCGCCAACCTTCACGTCGAGGTCTACGGTTTCGTCCCAGCGCAGACGGCCGGAGTTGGCGTTGATGGCTTCAAAACTCAGGTTTTGGACATTTCCGGGGACGGCGGTTTTGCCGACAAGTTGGAATTGAGCAGTGGCGATTGCACTGCCTTTGTTGATGTAGCTGTACGCCTGGATTTGTACGTAAAGAGTTCCAGGGTGCGTGTTGAGGATCTTGATTGACGGCGAGGTGGTGTTGACCTGCTGCCAGTTGTCGTTGTTGATGCGGTATTTAATGCGGAACTCGGAGACGCGATCTTTGGGGCTGATCCAGCTAAGGGTGAAGCCGGAAAAGACGCTTTGGCCGTCTTGGTAGAGATATTCGGTGCCGGTGATGTTGCTGACCGGATCAGGTGGGTCGGTCAGGTTGCTGATGTCGCGGGCGGTCAGCGTGTTATCGCTTTCAATCGCGTTGTAGATGCTGCTGTTGTATTGCAGGGCGGTGACGCCGTAGATGCCGTCGTCCGATTCGGCGACGTTGAGGACGCGGAATTGCTGGGATTCAATGTCGTCGGTTTGGATGAGCCAGATAGCGTTGGCGTTGGGTGCTTCGCTAAATGCGTTGCCGACCGTGATGGTGCGGTCGCTGATGGATTGGATCGGGCGGAGTTCGACGTTGCCGCTGGGCAGGATCACCGAAATGCGTGGGTTGCTTGCCAGATTGACGGACAGGCTGCTGCTGGAATCAACCGTGATGGTGGTTGTGGTGGCAGAACTGACGCGGCCACTGCGGCGTGTGCCAGCCTTCATTGGATCGGCAACGTCAATCACCATCCCAGGGCGCAGGATGATGCCGCTGTCGATAGACACCGAGAAGGTGACGGTTTCAGTCAGGTTTTGCTCGCTCAGCAGTGCCCATTTACCAGCGCGATGGGCTTGACCTTGGCTGTAACAACCCAGCGCCTTGATGTCTTTGTTGATGATGCCGTATTTGGCTACAGCGTCGGCGTCTTCGACGTATTCGTACTCAACTTCGCCGAGGGTGTCGTAGGACTGCCAAGCAACAGTTGCGACGCTGTGGCGAGCTTTTTGTGATGTGCCGCTGTAAACAAAAATGCCGTCGACGACATTGCTTGGTCCCAGCAAATACTGCGAGTCAGTCGGTTTGTCTTGCTGGAGCACCAGCGAGCCGGCGCCGTAATACGCGATGCCACGGAATAGGCTGGTCATCTCTTGGATGACGTTGTAAACCTCGTCGCGGCTGTTAATTAGCAGGTTGCAGGAGAAGCGGGGTTCCAAGCCACCTTTGCCGTCGTCTACAAGGGCGTTGCAGTATTGGCTGATGGCATAGAAGTCGTAGCGGTCAAGGCTGCTGGTTGGGATACTGGCGCCGTAACGGGTGTTGGTGAGCAAGTCCCAGAGGCACCACGCGGGGTCGTTACACCAAGTTGCAGCGCCGAAGGTGCCGTCCCAGACGCCGGAATAGGTGACGCGACCCAGGTAAGTGGTGGTGTCGACGGTGGCGTTGCTGGGTAGTTGGACTTTTTGCCCACGAATCAAATACTTGCGGGTTGGGATTGAGTCGAACTGGCGGGAATCAAACCGCAGGTAACAAAGTGCGCTGTTGGGGTAACGCAGTTTTTCGTCGATGATTTCGGTGTAGCTAAACCAGTAGGTTTGGTTTTGACGTTTGGTGCTGGATTCGTCGGCACTGACGCGGATGACTTTGATATCAACGGGAAACGCGCCAGACAGCGGGATCATGTAATCGCGCTGGTAGCGGTTGCTGGTTTTGCCGCTGATCGTGTCGTCTACGACGGTTGTGTAGCCGCCGGCGTTGTATTGGACTTGGATGCGGACTTGGACGCTGTGGCCAACAATGTCGCCGTCATCTTCGATGATTTGGAGTGATGGAACTTGCAGCGTGACGCGCACACGATCCACGTCGGAATCGGTGATGGTGCGGACGATTGGAGTGGCGTTAACGACTTCAACGTTGACTGCTTCTTCGCTTTCGGTGCCAATCGCGTTGCTGATGTAGCTCTGGGCTTGCGTACCAGTGCGGGTGACGACTGTGTAGCCCTCGAAGTTGGCGTTGTTGGCGGCGTCGCGGACTGGAGTGCCTTCCAGATAAATACCTTTTTCGCCGTTTTCGATGCCGTCAATTTCGCCTTCGCACAGTAGATCCAGCACGCTGGCGTATTGAACTGACTGGAGTGAGTCGTCGGCTTCTGTTGGTGTGCGGCTGGAACCACCGCCACCACCACCGCCTTTACCGCCGCCACCGCCTCCCCCGCCAGCGCCAGCAATGCCAAGACCTAAGCCGGCGTTGTGGACGCGGATGTTGTTGGCGATGAAGGTGTGGTGGCCTTCGACCGTTAGGTTGTAGACCGTGCCAGTGCAAAACTCGGTCCTGCTGACGATGGGGCGTAGGTGGCCGTTGGCGTCGACGAGGCAGTCGTCGGAGCCGAGCGTGTCAATCTCGACGAAGGCGTTGAACTGGTTGAGGACCCAGTGGTTGGGGGTGGCATCAAGATGCTGGCCACCCCAGAGCGTGTAACGGATGACGCGCTCGCCTTCGTGTTCGTGGACTTTGAGGATCTTGGCTTCGTGCAGTCCGCCCTCGTCGTCAAAACTCAGGACAAGATCGCCCGCCTGCAGTTCGTCAATGCGGCGCGTGCCACCGGGAACCGCAACAAGGGTGTGCCCTAGGAAGCAACCACCACCGCCACCACCGCCAGAGCCAACAATCCGTGTCATACCAGTTGGTCAACGTCAAGGCCGCTGGAAAGAACAGCGGAGCCAACAAACACACGCCCATAGGCGATTGGCACAGGCAACCCTTGTTTTGCGGTGTTGACGATGCCAGAGAATGTGAAGGACTCGAACTTTGCGGCGTCGCGTCCGCGCTCTGTCGTGGTTGTGGATTGAACTGGGGCGGGCGACAGTGCTTGTGCGACTCCGCTAATTGCCAGCGACAAACCAACAAAACCCAGGGCAGATGCTGCCGCACCACCAATCAAACCGGAGGCTGCAATGCCGCCGCCCACACCGCTAAGGCCAGCACCTAAACCAAGAAAACCGCCGGCAACAGGACCGGCGATGATTGCCAGTGCGACAAGACCGATGCCTGCCAAGATTTGGCCGCCGCCTTGGCCTGCACCAGCGATTACAGGCGTGATACTGAAGACTTCGCGTTCACTAAATGGGGCTGCAATTAAGACGGCATTTTGTTCGGTAATTTTTTCTTTTCCGAGGGTTACGCGATAACCAACGCCGTCTTTTTCGCTATCCAGCAGCCACTTTTCAAGGCCGGGAAAGTTGACGCAGAGTGCCTTGAGGGCTTGGGCTGGCGTGTCGGCTTCAAACTGGAAGCGGCACTGGCCGAGCTTTTTGCGGAGTGCGCCGTAGACCTTAACGACTTTCATGCCGCAGGACTCGGGCGGTGCTCTTCAAATAATAACCGCCGTACAGATCACGGCTACTGAGTCGGCCTTGTAGGTGGTGCAGGATCAACTGGTCGCC